CTCGGTGTAGTCCCGGTAGTCCCGATCGTCAACCGCGGTAGATTGTCCAACCGCTACGGACGATCTGAGATCACACCAGAGATCAAGTCGCTCACCGACGCAGCGGCTCGAACACTGATGAACCTTCAAGCCGCTTCCGAACTGATCGCTGTACCGCTCCGAGTGTTCTTTGGAGTAGATGGATCTGAGGTTGTCGGAGAAGGCAACACAGTAAACGACGCTTACTACGGTCGAATCCTAGCGCTTCAGAACGAAGCCGCTTCGGGATTCCAGTTCTCGGCTGCTGATCTTCGGAACTTCACCGAGGAACTATCCGAACTAGCCAAGCAGGTCGCGTCGTACACCGGCCTGCCGCCTCAGTACTTGTCGTTCTCGTCGGACAACCCGGCTTCCGCCGAAGCTATTCAGGCTTCGGAGTCTCGACTCGTCAAGACGTGTGAGCGGAAGTCTCGGATGTTCGGCGGCGCTTGGGAACAAGCGATGCGCTTGTCGCTCAAGGTCATGGGAAAGGAAGTTCCCGAGGACTACCGACGCCTAGAAACGGTGTGGCGCAACCCCGCGACACCCACTTACGCATCGATGGCTGACGCAGCGACCAAGCTGTACGCCAACGGGCAAGGCCCGGTTCCGAAGGAACAGACTCGCATCGACCTCGGATACTCGTCGGCTCAACGCGAGCAGATGAAGGAATGGGACAAAGAGGATAACGCGGTTTTGACCGCGCTCTCCAAGATCACCAATCCCGCTCCGGTGGACACTAGACCCACGAACGCTGCCCGTCCTACCTCGACGGTAACTAGGCAGCAGCAGACGTGATCAACCGATGCCCGCATTCAAGGTTGGTTGGCATCTACGGGGATGCTATCCGGTTTAACGCCAACTATCGCCTTTGGTGTGAAGACTGCCGTAGGCACATAGACGGCCCGGTCTCTCTCGCAGAAGGAAGGCGGGCAGAGCGTTGACGCCCGAGGAGTACGCAGCGCAACAAGCTGCTATCTCAGCGTTAACGGCCAAGTACGTCTTGCAGTTTGGACAGTTCTTCACCAAGCCGATCCTCTCGATAGCCGAGTGGTTGGGTGTGCTGCAACTGTTGTTCCCTGAGATCCAGCGCCGCAGAGAAGAATCCGCAGCTTTGGCTCGGGTGTTCTACGACTATCAACGCGATCTTTATCACCCCGAACTTCCTCGCAATGACAGGTTCTTGGAGGAGTACAAGTTCGAGAAGTTCGTAGAGAACATGGACGTGGCTCGTCAGAAGATGTCCCAGGAGGACTCTCCCACAGACGCACTCGGAACCTTGGCTCTCCGATCGGTACGAGAAGTCGAGAACGCTGGACGACAACAAATCATCCACGCGGTTCAAGACGAACCCAACCTGAAACTCCTTCGGGGATGGGCGAGAGTGGCAACCGGGCGCGAAACATGCGCTTGGTGCCTGATGCTGATTTCCCGCGGACCGATCTACATGGCCGCGGACACAGCAGGTCTCGACCTCGACGATGAATCAGCAGCTCGCATGATCGCGGCTGGTGAAGATGTCACCGAGTTCATGGAGCAATGGCACGACGGATGCGACTGCAAGGTTGTTCCCGTCTTCCGCCGACAAGATTGGTTCGGCCAAAAAGCCGCGGACCGAGCACTAGAACTCTGGAACGACGCCACCAAGGTAGCGACGTTAGCCAGGAAGATAGCCCCGAGCACCAAGAAGTCGGGCAAAGACAAGGGTCGAGAGCTGACCCTCAACGAAGAAGTGATCAACATCCTTCGAGATCGCCTGACCAACGGCGACATCACCCCAACCGAGTGGGCCGCTCTAGCAGCTGCCTGACTTTGTTAACCGCCCCCAGGAGGGGCAGCACATCCCAATGCCCAGGAGGCATCTTCATGTCAGAAACCGTCATTCCTGCTACCCAGGAACAAGCCACAACCCCGACGCCAGCACCTACACCGCAGCCACCCAAGGCCAGCGACGAATTGCCGGAGTGGGCTCGCAAGCAGATCTCCGACGCCAACCAGGAAGCGGCCAACTACCGCGTCCAGTTGAAGACGGCTAAGGAACTGCTTACCACCGCGCAGGAACAGGTTTCCTCGCTTACCTCTGAGAAGACCCAGGTGGCAACTTCTCTCACATCCGTTCAGACCGACTTCGACAAGTTGGTGACGGCGGTGCAGACGCTTGTTCCCGAAAAGCCCGTCTTCGTTTTCGCGAAGACGTTGCAAGGCAGCAACACAGAGGAATTGACGGCACACGCCGCTGAGCTAAAAGACATGCTCGGCGTGAGTTCGAGCGCAGCGGTCGACAGATCGCAGGGCCAGGGATCAGCTGCCCCGAGCAGCGACCCCGGTTCTCAGTTCGCTTCGTTCCTGCAATCCCAACTATCTCGATAAAGGAGATTCTTCGTGACTACGCTCAATGAGCTTGTACCGAATACCCCCGATGTAAACCACCAGGGCCGCCTTTCCCACGTCCCCGCTGACCTTCTGCCGAAGACCCTCGTCGGCCCCATCTTCGACAAGGCGCAGGAAAGCTCGCTCGTCTTGAAGATGGGTCAGCAGATTCCGGTTACCTACGGCGAGACCGTGATTCCTACCACGGTTAAGCGCCCAGAGGTCGGCCAGGTCGGCGCAGGTACTTCCAACGAGCAGCGTGAAGGTGGCCTCAAGCCGCTGAGCGGGACCGCGTGGGATACCAAGTCGTTCAGCCCGATCAAGCTGGCGACCATCGTCACCGTCTCGGAGGAATTTGCCCGGGACAACCCGCAGGGTCTCTACACCCAGCTTCAGGGTGACCTGGCGTTCGCGATCGGTCGCGGTATCGACCTCGCTGTGTTCCACGGCAAGTCGCCGTTGACCGGCGGTGCCCTCACCGGTATCGACACCACCAACGTCATCGCCAACACCACGAACTACAAGAACCTGCTTGACGGCAGCGTCTACTCCGGTCTGATCGACGGCTACGACCTCGTCTCGCAGAACTCTAACTTCGAGTTCTCGGGCTGGGCTGTTGACCCACGCTTCCGCTCCTCGCTCGCACGCGAAGGCGTGTTCCGCGACGCGAACGGAAACATCGATCCTGCTCGCGTGAACCTCGGCTCCAACGTCACCGACATCGCCGGCCTGCCCGGTGTGTACGGTCGCGCGGTCGGTGGCGACCTCGGTGCTGCCGCTGACTCCGGTCTGCGCGTCATCGGCGGCGACTTCTCGCAGCTGCGTTACGGGTTCGCTGACCAGATCCGCGTCAAGATCAGTGACACCGCGTCGCTGTCTGACGGTTCGAGCACTGTCTCGATGTGGCAGACCAACCAGGTCGCCATCCTGATCGAGGTCACCTTCGGCTGGATCTTGGGCGACAAGCAGGGCTTCGTCAAGTACGCCAACACCGGAGTGAAGACCTACACGGTTGGTACCAACGGTGCGACCGGTGGCACCTTCACCCTGACGCTGGACGGAAAGACCACGGCTGCAATCGCGGAAGACGCGACGGCTGCAACGGTCAAGGCCGCAGTCGTTCTGTTGGACGACGGCTACACCACGGCGAATGTTACGGTCACCGGTTCTGCCGGTGGCGACTGGACCGTCACGGTTCCGGGTCTGCTCTCGGGTTCGGGCACAAGCCTGACCGGTGGCTCGCCTGCCGCAACGCTGACTGTTACCGCTGTCTAACACTTGACATCGAACGGAGGGGGCTTCTTCGGGAGCCCCCTCCCCACCGAGGGGATATGAAATGGCTTACGCCTCGGCAACCGATGTTCAAGATCGGCTGGGTCGTGTTCTAGACACCGCCGAAACTGCACAGGTAACTGCGCTGTTGTCTGACGTCGAGATCCTCATCAAAGCGAGGATTCCCGATCTAGACGACAAGGTCACAGACGGAGACGTCCTAGCGGACGTCGTCATCATGGTAGAAGCGAATGCCGTTGTCCGACTGATGAGGAACCCTGACGGGTTCATCTCGGAGACTGACGGCAACTACTCGTATCAGAAGAGCGGAAAACTAGCATCCGGTGCGCTAGAGCTGCTCGACTTCGAGTGGTCTCTACTTGGCGTCAGCTCGTCGATGTTCCTGATCACGATGAAAGTCAAGACACCGTGGGAAGAGCTGTCTGCGCCCGCCGCTAGCTCAGTCGACTACGCACAGTGGACGACGAACGATCCGATGTTCTGGAGTCCGTTGTGAGCCTGCTCGATTCCGGTGCGCTCTACGAGCCCTGCACCGTGTATCTCGAAGAGTCTTACACGGATGAGGACGGAAACGAACTCACCCGTGCATCCGAGACAGGAACCCCAGCCACCGCTCGGTTCGACGTTCAAGGCCAATCAGGTACGTCGTCTAGACGGTCTGAGGGGGACAAAGAAGGTTTTGAAACCGAGAAGGTTTATTCGATCCGGTTCCCCCGGTCGTTCCCGCACGTACTCGGTGCTCAGTCCCAGATCCAATGGAACGAGGAACGTTGGGTGGTGTTCGGGGACATCAACCGCTACAACCGATCACCTCGCACAGCTCACTCGATCTACACGATCAAGAGGTACTGATGGTCAGGCTAATCGGCCAGAAGGCAATGAACCGCGTCGTCTCACACGACTCTGAGACTCAATCCGCGGTCCACAAGAAGACCCACGAAGTCGGAGCCAAAGCCGAAGCGAACCTAGCTGAAGCACGCGGGTCCACCCGTTGGCACAAGATCCACGGCCCGAGCGGCCTGACTTCTACGAGCACGTCGTTCGGTGACACAGACGGATTCGCCAACCTGAACGCGCCCAACGCAATGGCCATCGAGTTCGGTCACTCCCCTTCGGGTGTGTTCGGACCTGGTGGCTCTTTGGAGCACGTTGAAACCAAAGCCCCGAGAGGGCTTTACATCCTGAACCGGGCAGCCGGGATCTTGTAAGGAGGCCCGAGTGTCGAAGATGCCACGCATCCAAGCAGTGGTCCTCCCGATTCTAAATTCATCCTTCGAGGGTGCTAACCCTCAAGTGACTGTCAACACTTGGGTTCCGGCTATAAAAGACCGAAAGTTCCCTTTTGTTCTGATTCGACGTGTGGGTGGACCACGCCACGCAAAACGGCCAACTCAGCTGGCGTTGCCGGTGATCGAGATGACCGCCTACAACACAACGAATCTCATAGAGACCGATCGGCTGTACGACGACGCGCTAGAGGCGCTCTACGCAGCGGTGAGGAACCAAACACAAACCGATGCAGGGTATCTGCACTCGATGAAAGAAACCCTCGGCGCTACCGAGGCTGACTCACCGTTTCAAGACTCCTGGAGCGTGTTCGGGCTGATCCAGCTCGGGCTACGACCTCCTCACTCTCAGTAAGGAGAGATGCCTGATGGCACTCAATGACAATGCAGTAATCACCGCGGCGCAGGGGTTCATCTTCACTGCGCCCGTGGGAACAGTGTCACCCACACCCGCTGAACTAGACACCCTCGACCCACTGACGTTCGGCTGCTTGGTCAAGAACTACAAGGCCACCGGAACCCCGGTGTCGTACACGTTGGCGGTCGGTGCCGGCACCACTGGCACACTGTTGGCAGCTGCCACGGCCGCTCAGGTCCAAGCTGCGCTTGAAGCACTTGCAACCGTAGGACCCGGCAACGTCACAGTTACCGGTGTCTCCCTGGTCGATACAGACGGTCTTGAGATCACCTGGATCGAGAAGCTCCAAGGCACTGCGCCCACGCTGACTGCGACGTTCACCGGTGGTACCTCGCCGGCCCTGACCAACACCACGGTCACCGAACTGAACGGCTGGATCGCCACCGGGCACACGTCCCGGGATGACATGCCCGAGTTCGGGTTCGACGGCGGCGATACCACGGTCAAGGGAACTTGGCAGCGGAAGCGTCTGCGCGAGGTTGCCTCGGGTGACCCGGTCGCTGACTTCGTCACGCTGAAGCTGGAGCAGTTCGACAAGGGCGCACTTGAGATGTACTACGGCGAGGACGCCGCGAGTACCCCCGGCGTGTTCGGTGTCGACGGCAACTTCGTTCCTATTGAGCGTTCGGTCCTGGTCGTCATTCGTGACGGATCGACCAACGTCGGGTTCTACGCCATCAAGGGATCTATCAAGCGAGACGACTCGATCGAATTGCCGGTAGACGACTTCGCTGGTCTGCCGATCAAGATCACGTTCCTGAACCTCGGCGTGAACCGGTTGTACGACTGGATCTCGCTCGACCTCCTTAGCTAGTCCACTACTTGACATCGAACGACGGTGTCACCTGACCGGGGGAGCTACCTGCCTTGGCGGGCCTCGGGTAGCTCTCCCGCCCGCCGCACAAGCCCGCCACCACAAACGAAAGGCTCGCCATGAGTAATACGTTCACCTTGGACTCTCTCCGCGAAGAGGTCGAGAAGAAGTACGCCCCAGTAAAGATCGGTCTGAAAGACGGGTCGGAGGTCACTCTCCGCAACCTGATCCGTATGGACAAGAAGGAACGCAAGCTAGTCCTGGACCTTCTTGACGCTCTGAAGGATTCGGACGGCAAGTCCGAAGACGACTTGGACTCCGAAGAAGTCGACGACCTGATCGCCACGGTTGGAAAGATCCTCCCGATCATCGCTGAAACCGCTGCTCGCGGACGCAAGTTGGCCTCCGAGATCGGTGACGATTTCGCGCTGACCACGTTGGTGCTTGAGCGTTGGATGGGTGCTACCAAGCTGGGGGAAGCGCCGAACTCGCCCGCTTGATCGATGAGTACGGCGAGATCCTTGTCCCAGAACTGAAGCACTACTTCGGATTAGACCTTCGTGAGTTGTTCTCCGATGACCTAGCACTGTCCCCGGCGTACGTGTTGATCCACATCAAGTGGCTGCCGATGGAGTCGGCGTTCGTCGCTGAGCACAGGGGCGGTCGTCAGTTCCGAGGATGGGACGAAGGCCGTTACCAGACAGTCGCTCTGATCAACGCGATCAGAGTCTTGACGCATCTGTTCGTGGTTGCCAACTCCGACCCGAAGAAGCGCAATCCACCACTTCCCGAACCGTGGCCGGTTCCTGATGCCGTGTCCAAGACGAAGCCCAAAGACAAGCCGGGTTCGTTCGGGTTCATCGCCAGAGACCTAGCCGCCAAAGGCAAACGACGTAAGGAGGTGGCTGGGGTATGACCTCACCAGGCGGCAAGGAAGTCGGTCGCATCAGCATCCGGGTAGTCCCGGACACCAGCCGATTCCGCGCCGACCTCGAACGCCAACTAAAGGTTATCGAGGACTCGGTACGAGCCACTGTCCAGGTCGATGCCGAACTGAACGCAGCAGGCGCTAAAGAACACATGCGCGCTTTGATGGCTGAGCTTAAGGCTCAGGCCGCAGGCGGTGTTGATGTCAACGTCGGTGTGGACAAAAGCTTGCTGTCCAGCTTTACACAAGCAGGCAGCGGCGCTGGAGGTGCTGCTAGCTCCCTCGGGGGGATGAGCCGAGGGCTGCTCATCGTTGCCGCTGTAGCGGCGTTCGCAGCCCCCGCCCTGGCACTCATATCAGGTGTGCTCATAACGCTCCCAGCGTTGATCACAGCGGTGCTAGTGCCCATCGCAGCGATAGCCCTTGGGCTAGACGGACTGAAGAAGGCAGCGGAAGTCCTCAAAGACCCGCTGGACGGTCTGAAGAAGACGATGTCTACGGCCTTCCAAGATCGGTTTACTCCGATCTTCACGAAGCTGAAAGACATCTTCCCGGTTCTCAACCAGGAAATGCCGAAGATCGCAACCGGCTTGGGCGACATGGCATCCGCGTTCGTCGAATCGGTGACCTCTGGTCCGGGTATGGACGCGATCCGAAACACGATCTCGAACATCGGTACTGCGCTCAGCGCAGCTGCCCCGGGTGTCAAGAACTTCACAGATGGTTTCCTCAAGCTGATCTCGTCGGTGTCAGACAAGCTGCCCAACCTGTCGAAGATCTTCAACGGGTGGGGCGACTCGTTCACCAACTGGGTGAACAAGATAACCACTCCGAGTTGGTTCGACGGGAAGACCCCGCTGGACAACGGGCTGAAGTCCTTCAAGGACACACTCGTTGAGATCCTGAACCTCGTCGGAGACTTGGCATCCAAAGGATTCAAGTTCCTCTCTGACCCCCAGTTCGGCACCAAGATGCAAGGATTCGTTGCTGACATAAAAGATCTGGTCAACAACGTCTTGCCTGCTCTCGCAACGTTCTTCAAAGACATCTCCGACGCACTAACCGGGATCACCGGAGTCGTTGACAAGATCACTAGTTGGAAACCCCCGGACTG